TTCCATGAACTTTCCGACAGTAGGTGTTTCTGAATACACCGCACTGTTGTTCGCAAGAGCTCTGTGCGGAGCGGTTTCCCACCATGGTCCAGCTTTTGCATATCGAATCCTTTCATCGTCTAAGTCTGATAATGATATCATAGCAGAACGGCGAACACCACCGACCACAACTACCTCACCAATTTTGCACATTAGATCGTGGCACTCTAGGGAGTTTAGTTTGCGACCCTTAGCACCTTTAAACATAGCAACAGCAAACTCAAACAGGTCTACTAGTGGTTGCGGCCCAGAAGCTCTTCCACCAAAAGTTTTGAGTCGTGCTCCGGCGGGGCGGACGGACTCAACATTCCATCGGGGGATTTCTCCGGACCAGAGGTGGGCAAGGAGTAAACGCAATGACTTTGCCCAGCCTTCTTTGCTGTCGTGTACGACGATGGTGTGCTCTGAATCAAACAACTTTTCTGGCACTTCGGGCAGACGGTTAATGTACTTGGATTCAACCGAGAATCCAACGCCAGTTCCGCAGAGCAAAATAAACATGCTTTCGTCAAAGCTTTTGGGGTCGTCCACAGGGAGATAACTGCAGTTATAAACGCACGTATTATCACGGTCAGCACTCTTTCCTGCCGTCATCATGGCTCGCATGGAAGGCATCAATTCTAAGTTAAAAATGGCACTACGAATTTCGGTTTTTAATTTGGTATTTTCTTGTATTGCTGGTGTACGGCTAAAAATATAGTCAACGTAACGATCTACAGTCTCACTCCAGTTTTCACGACGACCTTTTTCGTCAACGAATCGGGCGTAACGACTTGCCGCGATATATTCCATGTACTGATCCATCTTAACCATTGTTTAATCTCCAAATTGTCATTGCATTTTTATTTTTATCACCGCCCATTAAAAAAGCAATGTTCTGTGATCCATACCCCATTTTTGTTAACGCTTTCACCATTGTTACAACTTCATCGGTAAATTTTGATGGATATTTCCAATCTGGGTTACTTAAATTATTAAACCTTGGTTTAAATTTTTCAATTTTAATCAACTCTAAGTTTAACGCTGAAGCTTTATTTAAACCGCTTGCTATTATGCTTACAACATCTTGCATTGTATAGCCTAACGCAAATAACTCATTCAATCTTTCTTGGTGGTTTTTCTTTCTGTTAGAACCTCGGCATAGCCAAGCTCGTTCATAACTTCCCATTCCAATGTAAAGCAGTTCACCGGTGTCGGGATCTATGTGCTAGTACACGTAATACTGGTCCATTTATTATTCTTTAAATGATGAGTTGACAAAAAAGGGAGGCCGCAGTTTCTACGGACACTCCCCTGTACTACTAAAAACTATTAAACTGCGAAATCTGCTGCTGCGTTAGTAGAACCACCTAACTTCTCACCATCTTCCATTTTTTGGACATTATTCAAACCACACGCAATACCTTTTGAGCCTTGAGCGTTGTAAGGATAAAACGTGATTGATGCACGACCATAGCAACCGCTGTAAAACTCTGATTGATCTAAAATAGGATTGAGATCTGCATCAACAACACCAGGCTTTTGCACTGAGTTTGCGTTGATGAAATAGCAACCTGCGTATGCTGGATCGTCTTTTTCTAGATCACCGTCACGCAAACCACCTTTTAGATTTTTTGGAACAGAACCACCAAAGTAGGCTGCTGCTGCAGTCTTAGTATCATCAAATGCTTTTTGCAATTTGGCAATAGTCTCTTTGTCTGTTTTAGGGATAATGATGGATACTGAATACTTTGGAGTGCCGCCTTCTACAGAAGCTTTTGGGGCAAACAAGTTAGCGTAAGAGAAACGTACTTTACCAGTAACGATTTTTACTTTAGTAGTTTGAGTCATGATATTACCTTTTTAACATAAGTACTGGACTTCAATAGGGGCCAGTACGTCTACCCTTTACTAACTGTACTAATACGCAAATTTGTTACTTGTTATTCCACCATGTGAGATTTATGCGTCGTATAAAATTCCGTGATTTTGTAATGCTTGTTTCATAGCAAGCGCCTGCATAAAGTCTTTTAGGTATTCTGCTTCGTGCAAAACATCCGGATCCTCTTCAACAATATCTACAATTTCGTAAATAGAATCTCTGATTTGGCAAATGTTTTCGCGTAATCCACTTCCTGGTAATCCATCAAAATCTTTAAAATACTTATCTATAAGCTGGTCTGGAATTTCAAATTCCGAACCATAGCATTGCACCATCATAGGTACCTCTTATTGTTATTTTGCTACCATGACGAGTCCAACATTACCCATGGCGTAACCAAGGAACATGATGCCGGTACCAATACCACCTTTCATAAATTGATCTATCGCCACGACAAAATACACGACACCCATTGCTGCTATTAACCAAGTACTCATTTAAAATCATCCTCTGCGGTCTCTTTGACTTTAACTAATTTAGGCTGGCCATCTGGACGCAACACTAAGTCACCTAGCCAAGCGGTGATTTGACCTTTAGGTCCTAGCTTCTCCAAGGCAGCTATAGACTTTAATTTGCGTGGCTCCCAGATTACCTCTTCGCTCATACCCTTTTCTTTGAGCACTACAGCAGCCAAAGCATGGTCGCTAATCTTGCGGTGAGTTACAGTGGTGGAGAGTTTGTAACCGTTAGGGACTTCACCCTGATTGATTGCTTTGGCTAACAGATATTCTTGTACATCCGTAACCCAAGTTTTTAATTGCTCTGCTTTTTCTAAAACACTTGCCACTTCTGCATCGCTAAGTAATTGAGGATCTCTAAAATCTAACTTGGCAATTTCGTCAATTTGCTCTTGACGGGTTTTGCACGTGGCTTTGGCTTTGCAGTACTTGCAATGGTCGCCGGCTTGGAAATTGCCACTACCGACCCACGCTTGCTTGGCTTTTTTTCTGACAATGGTGTCTGCCCAGAGGAGGAGCTTTTCTTTCGAGGTTTCCTCAAAGCTGATGTTTTCTGCTCTTGGCTGGACAATGGTGTATTTAATGTTTTTGATGTTTGGGTATTTTTCTTCAAACTTACTAATTGCTCCAACGGCGTAGAGTCGCATTTGACTGTTAGAGATGGCACTGACTGGCACCATCCCGTGCTTGTAGTCGAGGACGTGACATTCGGCAGGTCCAATGATAATACAATCAGCGCTACCCGTTCCTTCAGGGACGTAATCTGAGTAGTCCACACGTGTTTCAATGTAGACAGTGTCTTCTGAACCCACTTGACTACGAACGTAATTGACATAGGTGTCTGTGTAGTGTTCGAGTTCTTCGTCGTAATACTCACTCTTTTTGATTTCTTCGTAAGCTGCTTCATATTCTTCCTGTGTTATTTGATTAAAAACCAAACGTAATTTTGCTTCTCCAAGTTCATGGGCTGCTGTACCTTGAGCGGCATAATCAAACGAACCCTCGGGCTTAACTATATCTGGAAGATTTTCGCACAGTCGTACTGAAGGGGGGCAGGCTAGCCAACGGGCACTAGATGATGGGGATAGTACAGAATGGAAAGTCATGCAGCTTCCTTTTTAGCGTGTTTGTTTAAATACATTATAGCAGACTTTAATATTTGCGCGGAATCTTGAAATTGTCCTAGCCCTCGATTACATGGATTGCAAAGAAGTTGTCTTATTACTCCAGTATCATGGTTGTGGTCCACGCAAATATCAACTTCTTCAACAAATTCTTTATTACAAATAGCGCATTTATTATTTTGAAGTTTTGCCATTTTTAACTTTTCTTGCAAAGTTATGCCATATAAGCGTTTTAAATAATTGTTTTTTCCGCGTTCTTTATTATTTTTATGCCAAAGTCTATTTCGCAAATTATGACATGGTTTACATTCATAACGCAAACCGTCTTTATTTTTGTTATCTTTTAAAAACTGCTCTTTTGGCTTTATTTCTTTGCAACTAGTGCATTGCTTCATTGATATAACCCTCATTGGTTGTTTGGTGGGTAGCCAGTGAATGAGCACTGGCACGGCCGCTAAGCCTATTCCCCGTTGATTAGTACTACTTTAGCATTTCCATTAGTTCAGCTATTTCTTTGTCAAAGTCAATTGTGACCTCTTGCCTGATGTTTGCTTTTAAGTCAACGCGCTGTTGGCCGTAGTCTTCTGGGTATTGTCCCTTTAACGCCAGCTCAGCGACGCGTGAATTAAACGCTTTGTTTTCCACATTGGCTAGCATCAATGATTCCCAGTAAGACTGACCATAAGTCGTTGCCATAGACATAGTCTCAGCAAACTTTGGGTTCTCTTCTTTCCACTTAGCCGCAGTGGACTTACTAATGTGTATTGCAGCGTACATGGATTTTTGGGATGCACCTTGCTTACCGAGTTCCAAAATGAT